GTTGCCTACGCCAAGGCCAACGCCTAGCCAACAGGACACGCCACATGAACGAAGCATTCGCAACGGCACTCGCCGCACACGGCGCGAGCCTCATCACGCACATTCAGCTCTACAACGCTGGAACGCCGGTAGGTGCAGCGCGCCAGCCGGTGACCTGGACGGGCGCGGGCAGCATCAAGAACCCGAGCGCGAACCTTGTTTTCTCGGGCACGGCCAGCACGCCGATTACCGAATGGCGCGGCTTTACTGCGCTTACCGGCGGCACGGACTACGGCGGCGCGACGATGACGGGCACGGGCTTCGATTCGGGCGGCGTTTTTACGCTGCTGGCCGCGTCCACGAACTTCGACGTTTCGCCGGTTTAAGCCATGACCACGATTACGCTGCCGCCTCCCCCGGAGGCTCTGCCCGCTGATACCTTTTCTGCCCGGCATCGTGCGTGGTGGGAGGCTTGCGATGTCATCTTGCGCGAGGCCGCAGTTGCAGCGAGTCAGGCGCACGGCGCTGCGCAAGCATCCACGGCTGTGGCTCTTCAGGCGGGGGTGGCGGCTCAGAACGCCCTCGCTGCGGCGATTGGGCAGACGCCCGCGTCTTCGGGTCTGTCGGAAAACTTCGTGCTTGAGCTTCTGCGCATCGTCAGGGGCGCCCCGGAGCCGGCCCCGTGATTGACGCGGCTGACGAGGCTGTCGAGGGGCTGCGGCTTATGCGCGTGCGGCAGGCCGTCATGGTGGCTGCGCTGTTGAAACTGGGCGAGCCGTTGCGGGTTTCGCGGAAAGACGTTTTCGACACGGCGCGTTTCGATATACAGGTCACCGAAGACCCGTGCGGCTTCGTGGTTGACCTTGTGACGGCGCCTCGGCCCGTGGAGCGGACATGAGCATTTCTTTTGTCGCATCGACCAAGATTGGCGGCACAAACGGCGGCACCACGCCAGGGATCAACACGACCGGTGCCAAGCTCATCGTGATCGGCGGCGCCTACTTCGGCGTCTCAGCCGGCGGGCCTGGTATCGCCATATCGGACAGCCGCGGCAACACCTGGACGCCTCTGACTGAGCGAGGCCCCGAGGGCACCAAGAATGTGCGCTTTTGGTATTGCCTGAATCCCTCTGTCGGAACCGGGCACACGTTCACCTCTGCTGGCACTGGTGCCATCCCGGCGATCTTCGTCACTGCGTGGGCGACCACGACTAGCGGCTTCACGTTCGACGTGGAGAACGGCGGCACGATCTCGGGCAACGGATCTTTCACGGTGGGTGCTGTCACCCCCACCGGGGCAGAGGCGCTCGTACTAAACGCTTGGAGTGTCACCAACTCCCCCACTGTCACCAACGCGTCGGGCTGGACGGTTGCGGAGTCAGAGCCACTTGTTGGCGGCAGCAACTTTGGCGGCGGTGTTGCGTACCAGATCCAGGCCACGGCAACTGCTGTTGCTTCGCTGACGCGTACCTCGAACTGGTCGCTAAGTGATTCTTCCGCGAGCGCAACTGCTGTTTTTAGAGAGGCAGCGCCGACAGACAGCATCACCCTCACGAGCCCCGTTCGCTACGAAGTTCATCAGCGCAGCGGCACCACCGGCAGCATCCAAATCAGTGGCACGGTCTCCGGCGCCACGGATGACCTGGAGGCCAGCTTCAACGGCGGGGCCTACGTGACCATTGCGTCTGCCGTGGCGGCTGGTCCCTTCTCGGGCACGCTAACTGGCCAAGCCCAAGGACAAGGCACGCTGACGGTGCGCAAGAAGACCACCACGACCACATCGGCCACGGTGCTGGATGTTGGTATCGGTGATGTCTTCGTAGTGGGTGGTGACTCGATCAGCGAAGGCCGCGGCACCAATGCGCAGAGCTACACGCACGCCACGCTGAAGGCCGCAAAGTTCACCCAGGCCGACGCGTGGGGCGAGGGCAACGACGGCATCGACACCGGCACCTCCAACGGTTCGCACTGGCCGCTGTTGGCAACGCAGATCATGGCCAGCCAGGGTGTACCCGTGGCCTTCATCAGTGTGGGCACCGGTGGCACCGACGTGGCCGGATCGGCTAACACCTGGGCCAAGCCCGGCGCCGAATACACCGAGCTGACCAACCAAGTCACGGCATCCACGGTGACCAGCGTGCGCGGCGTGCTGATGCACCTGGGCCCCAACGCTGTGGTGAATGCTTCGACGTTGAGCCAAGCTACGTACAACGCGGCCATCGACACGCTGGCGGCGAACCTTGCTGCAGACGTTGCCGGAGCCCCGAAGCTGAACCTGGGCATCTTCGGCGAAGTCAGCACGGGCTCGCCGCCTGACCGCGTTGCCGCCCTCAACAACCTGCGCGCGGCCATCGTTGAGGCCATCGGCGACAACGCGAACATCGAGACAGGCCCGTGCCTGATCGACATCAACTACAGCGATGGCGTGCATCCTCAGAGCGATGCAGACCTGCAGGCCGTAGCCGCGCGCTGGTGGCTGGCGCTGTCGGAAACGTACTACGGCGGCAGCGGTGGGCGGGGGCCTCGCCTGTCGTCAGCAACGTGGAACGCTGGCCGGGATCAAGTCACCGTCACCTTTGACCGCGCGCTGAAGACCGGGCTCACGCACGCCACGGCCTGCTGGGCCGTGAGCGACAACGGCACGCCGATGACGGTCAGCAGCGTGGCGTATCACGGCAGCAACCCGGCGGCCCTGGTCATCACGACAAGCGCGGCGGCAGTCGGTGCTAACGGCACCTCTCGCGTGACGTTCGCGGGCGGCGATACGGCTGTTGGTGTGGTTGTGCCGCGCTCTGCTGACATCAGCATGCCTGTTGGCTCTGCGGTGACGATTCCGGCCGAGCCGTTTTACGTCGCCACGGTGAATGAGGTGGTGTTGTTGAGCGTCACGCTAGACGCACTGGTTGACGAAAGCAACGCGCCGCGCGCTGCATACACGGTGGATAAGGTGTTCGCCGTCCGACTGAGCGATAACACCGTTGTCGCCGTCAAGACCGCGCAGACCACCAACGGCAGCGGCGTGCTGCCTGCATTCAGCGATGCCGCACTGACTGCCGCGCCTCACTTGTTCGTGACTTGGGACGACAACGAAACGCCGAACAACGCGGGCGCCAAGGTCTACACCCCGAGCTAATATGTCGCAGTTTCACGGGGCAATCAGCAGCGTACAGGCGCACACGCAGGGCGATGCGCCAAGCTCATTTCTTGCATCAGGCGGCGCCGGATCTGCAATAAGCATTGCCTCTGCTGGCGATGGTTCGCCTATCTACGCACCGACAGGCGGCGCGGGCGCGGCTGTTTCTGTTTCTTCGGCCGGCTCGGGGACAGGTGCCTACGAAGCCACGGGCGGCGCGGGCGCGGCTGTCACGGTGTCGGCTGCGGGTGCGGGCTCTGGCAGCTTCTTGGCATCTGGCGGCGCTGGCGCGCAGATCACCATCGCGGCGGCGGGTGCTGGCACGGGAATGGGCTTTATCGCCAGCGGCGGCGCGGGTTCGCAGATTCGCATCACGTCGGGCGTCAGATCGACCCGCCCCATTGGCCGCGTGCTGTCTACCGCGCGCCGGCCTGCAAACTTGAACGCGAGGACGCGATGACGCTGAAGCTGATAACAGCCCCGACGACTGAGCCGGTGACGCTGGCAGAGGCGAAGGCGCATCTGCGTTGCGGTGACGATGAAGATGCGCTGTTGGGCGTGCTGATTCAGGCCGCCCGCGAGCAGGCGGAACACCACTTGGGCCGCGCGCTTGTGACGCAGACATGGGAGCAAGTGCTAGACGCATTCCCCGCTGCGGAGATTGAGCTTGGGCTTCCGCCTGTCAGCTCGATTACGCAGATCACCTACATCGACGCGGCCGGCGATGAGCAGACGCTAGACCCTGGGTTGTATGTGCTTGACACGGCACGCGATCCGGGCTGGGCGCTCCCCGCAGAGGGCTCGGCGTGGCCGGAAACGCTGGACACGGCGAGCGCGGTGCGCGTGCGGTTTACCTGCGGCTACGGCGCGGCGTCTGCGGTTCCTGCGGCCATCAAGTCGTGGATGCTGCTGAGAATCGGCACGCTCTACAAGATGCGCGAAGAGGTGGTTGTCGGAAAGTCGGTTGCCGAGCTGCCGGGCGGGTTTGTGGATCGCCTGCTTGACCCTTACCGCGTGTGGGCCTGAAATGCTGAACGCGGGCGAACTTGACCAGCGCATCACGGTGCAGAGCCCATCGGCAACGGTGGATGCACTCGGGCAGCGAGTCGAGTCGTGGGCGGCGGTGGCGACTTTGTGGGCCAAGGCAACACCCTTGCGCGGGCGTGAGTTCTTCGCGGCTGGTGCGATGCAGAGTGAGGCTGTCGTGCGGTTCACGATCCGCTGGCGCGCGGGCATAGACGGCACCATGCGCGTGCTGTGGCGCGGCGTTCCTCATGCCATCGTGGCCGAGCCTATGGACGTAGACGGGCAGAAGCACACGCTAGAGCTGATGTGTGCGGCGGGGGTGCGAGATGGCTGACGGATTCACCAGCCGCGTCGAGGGCATCCCTGATCTGCGCGAGGCTCTGCTTGGCGTCGTGCCAAAACTGCGGGTAAGGGCGCTGCGCAATGCGCTGACGGCTGGCGCGCGGCTGGTGCAGAAAGCCTCCCGCATGGCAACGCCGGTTCTTAGCGCGATGTCGCTGGCTGTTCGGAAGGGCTACCGCAAGCCGGGCACGGTTCGCAAGGCAATCAGCGTGCGAACCAGCAAGGTAGCGCGCAAGTCGGGTGATGTGGGCGTGTTCGTCAACGTGCGGCCGGCGAAGGGCGCGCAGTTCAAGACGACGACGTACCGGCTCGGCGGGCTGGTGACGCGCACGCGCAGACAGACGGCGGTGAGCCAGCGGGGCGCGAAGTCGCCCACCGACCCTTTCTACTGGAAATTTTTGACCTTTGGCACGAAGAACATGCGTTCCTTCGGGTTCTTGCAAAAGGGCGCCGCCCAACTGCCTGCCGCGCTGCAAGTCTTCCTCGCCAAGATCGTGCCGGCCATCGAGAAGCTGAACAAGCCAAAGGCACCAGCCCCATGAAGATTACAAAGATAGACGCTTGGACTCTGCTGATTGGCACTAGCGAGTACACCTTTGTCGCTGACGGCGCCGAGTGGAACGGTATGCGGAAGCTGCGCTGTGTTGACCACCCGGGATACCTGATCGTGATGGATGATCCTGATTCCGGCATGGCTCCGGCATTCGCGCGGCTGTTCGGTGCGCCTAGTTACGCAAACATCGTCGCGGGCTCGCCCGACCTGCTCCATGCTATCAAGTCCATGACCGGGGCGCCATGAACATCAATGCCGAAATCGTCAAGGCTCTCGGCCTGCAAGACCAGAAGGTGACGCGCCTTGTGCTGACCTTTGAAGTTGGCAAGGCGCCGACCGCCGAGGTGACGCGAATTGTGGATGCGAGCCTAGCGGATCGCCTGCTGACGGCGGTGGAAGTGCTCAAACTTAAGCCGGTGGCTGAGTGAGCATCGAAACCGACTTCCGCGCGCTGCTGGCCGAATATGCGCCGCTTGCCTCGCTGGTGGGTTCGCGCATTGCCCTCAACGCAGTGCCCGAGGGGCAAGCATTCCCGCTGGTGGTGTTTGCCGCGAGCCACGATAGGCAGTACGGCATCGACGGGCTCTTGATGTATGACGCCTGCACGCTGTCTGTGCAGTGCTGGGCCAAGTCTGCCGATGTTGCAGACGCTGTGGCCGATGCGGTGATTGCCGCGCTGGCAACCGCACCGGCTGCGCGCTCTGTGACTGTCAGCGAGCGAGCAACTACCTTTGATCCCGAGCTTGATGCCGATGGCACGACGCTCACCGTGAGCTGGTGGCAGACCAGCTAACCGCACCACTTCCCGCAACCGAGCCGCCCTCTGAGGAGGCTTTTTCTTTGTCCAACTGAAAGGCACAAAATGGCAATCACCATCGCCACTGGCACGCAGATCGCGATTGCCAGTACCTACGGCACTTCTTCGGCCATGACGGCGCTGACGAACGCCTCTGAAGCTGTCGCCACCATCGCAACGGGTCACGGCATTGTCGTGGGCGACTTCTTGGAAGTCACATCCGGCTGGGACTTGCTGAACAACAAGATTGTTCGCGTTAAGACGGTCGTTACGGACACGATTACCTTTGAGGGCATCAACACCGTCAGTACCAGCAACTACCCCGCCGGCACCGGAACGGGCTCCATCCGTCGCATCACGGCTTGGACCAACATTACGCAGGTTCAAGGCATCGACACCAGCGGCGGCGATCCGAACTTTGCCGACATCACCACGATTGCCGACCGCACGCAGAAGCAGGTTCCGACCACGCGAAGCGCTCAGCAGATCACGATGACCGTCTTCGATGACCCGTCCCTTACGTGGTATCCGTTCGCAGTCACCGCCAGCGATACCCTGGTGCCGACCGGCCTGCGGATCATCTTCCCCGGCAACTCGCGCCTAGTGGCAAACGGCTATTACAGCCTGCAAAAGACGCCCACTGTGGCTATCAATGCGCCGCTCACGGCCTCGCTGGGTTTCTCGGCGGTGGCCGACCCCGTTCGGTACAGCACCTGATGGACCTGGCCGACATCAAGCGCAAGGCGGAAGCCGCGCGTCAGTTCGTGTTTGAGTCGGCGGGCCGTAGCTACACGCTGCGCCTTCCGACTCAACACGAAATCGAAGTCGAAGCCATCCGCGCACGCCTGCACAACGGCGACACCGACCCCGCGCAGCTCACCGTGATTCGGCGCAAGCTGCTGGAGCGCGGTGTTGTTGCGTGGGCTGGCGTGACCGCTGAAGACCTCGCGCCCGGCGGCGGCACCGATGCGGCAGAAGTCAGCCCCGAGGCTGTCGCGCTGCTGCTGGATGCCGACCCGGTTCTAGCGGCAGCGCTCGATGCCGAATTTGTTGGCCGGCTGGCTGACCGAAACGCAAAGCGGGCCGAAGCCGCAAAAAACTGACCGCGCGCCTCGATTGGGAGAAATCTCAACCCGAGGCGCGGCGCATGGAAGAGCAGGGGTTTGGCGGCATGGCTGCGCCGGCCCCTGTGCTGTGCCTGTCAGCTATGGCGGCGGTGCATTGCTGGCGCTGGTGTAAAGGCTGGATGCCTGAACGCTGGCCCGCCTATGCCGCGCTGCATGACGTAGAGGATTGGGCAATGACAGTCGATCTGTTGGAACACTTGCGGGACATCACCTAAATGGCACTGGCGACACTCTCAGTTGACCTCGTTGCCAAGGTTGCCTCATTCGAGGCCGACCTGAAGCGCGTGGCGCGCACATCCGAGCAGCAGGGCGAGCGCATGGCCGCAGCCTTTGGGCTTGCCAAGAGCGCGCTAGGTGGCTTGGTGGCGGGCCTGACTGTCGGCGCGTCGGTTGCCTTCTTCCGCAACATCGTTGACGGCGTTGACGCGCTCAACGATCTTTCAGACGCCACGGGCAGCAGCGTTGAAAACCTGTCCGCGCTTGAAGACGTTGCAGCGCGCACCGGCACCAGCTTCGACACGGTGGGCAGCGCCCTCGTAAAACTGAATCAGACGCTTGCCAACGCAAAGCCCGGCAGCGATCAGGCGGCGGCGTTTGAGGCGCTGGGGCTGTCGGCAAAAGAGCTGAAAGCACTCGACCCCGCCGAAGCCCTGCGCCGCACTGCTGTTGCGCTGGCCGGCTTTGCCGATGACGGCAACAAGGCGCGGCTTACCCAAGAGCTGTTCGGCAAGTCGCTGCGTGAGGTTGCGCCGCTGCTGAAGGACTTGGCAGAGTCGGGCGAGCTGAATGCGAGGGTGACGACCGAGCAGGCCAAGGCGGCCGAAGCGTTCAACATCCAGATTTTTCAGCTTCAGAAGAATGCGCTTGATGCGGCGCGTGTTCTGAGCGACACCCTTGTTCCATCGCTGAACGGGGTATTCTCGGCGCTGGCTAATATCGGGAAGTTGCGCGACCTTGGGTTTACAGGCGCGGTGGCCGAGGTTCTAAAAGGCAATGTGTTTAGAGATGCTGGCGACGGCGTAATCTTCTACACAAAGCAACTGGAAACCCTCCAAAAGCAGCGCAACGCTATTGCATCAGACCCTAACCCGGTTTCTCGACGCGGTGGGCTGATTGATGTGGACGGCGAGATTGCCAAGGTAAAGGGGCTGCAAGAGTTTTACCGCTCCGTCTTTGCGGCTACTGCAAAAGAAGTTGGGCAGAATGACCCGACAGAACTTGCGCGTCGTGGCCGAGGCGCCAAGCCTAGCGCGCCGGTCATCGGCGGAGGCAAGCCTCCCGGCTCTACTGCCCCATCCGCCAGCCCGCGCAGCGTTGATCCGCTCATCGACCCGGCAACAGCCGATGCACTGGCCGCACTGCAAGGCACTGACGTTGCCAAGATCGAGAAGATCAACGCCACGCTCGATAAGCTATTCCAGATTCGCGGCAGCGGCGAAGGCGGCGGGCCAGAGCTTGATGAAGCCGTGCAGCGTTTGCGCGATGAGCTTCAGAAGCTAGACCCGGCGGCTGTATCTGCGGCCAAGTCTCAGGAAGCCCTGAATGCGCTGCTTGCCGCAACGCCCAGCGCGCAGATGGCCTCCCTCGCGCAGCAGGCCAGCATCCTCGCAATCGAGCTGGCAAAAGCCACCGACCCCGAACGCATCCAGCAGCTCAACGAAGCAATCACCCAAACGGGCGAGAAGATGCGCGGGCTCAACGCAGAGGTGAAACCCGCGCTTGATGAGTTGGGTGTGTTCGCAGAGCAGGCCGCGCGAAACATTCAGGACGCACTCGGCGACACGCTGGAAAGCGCGCTGAAGGGCAACTTTGAGAGCATCGGTGACCTGTGGAAGAGCCTGCTTATCAAGATGGCAGCGCAGGCCGCAGCGTCCCAGCTCAATAACTTCCTCTTCGGCAGTCTCGGCGGAGGCACGGGTACGGGCGCGGGCTTTGTCGGCTCGCTGTTCGGCCTGTCGGGCGCGCGTGCTGACGGCGGGCCTGTCTCGGCTGGCGGCGCTTACCTTGTGGGCGAGCGCGGGCCTGAAATCATGGTGCCACGCACTAGCGGGACCGTGCTGCCTAACGGCGTCGGCATGGGCGGCGTGACGATCAACCAGACCATCAACGTAGGCCAAGGCGTGAGCCGTGGCGAGGTGTTCGCGGCTGCGATGCAGGCCAAGGACGCAGCCAAGGCCGAAATCATGCAGACGCTCTATCGCACGGGCCGGGGGGCATACGCATGACCACGCTGCAATGGCCCGGCTGGGGTGTCTCGGGTTTCGAGCTGCGGCTAATGCCCAACACGCGCTCATTCGTCAGCCCCTACAACGGCAGCACGCAGACTCTGGACCTCGGCGGCGAGCGGTGGCGCGCAATCGTGACGCTGCCGCCTGCACGCAGTCTTGACCAAGGGTTGCAGCGCGAAGCGTTCTTCGATCAGCTCGCGGGCGGCGTCAACACGTTGGCGCTGTGGCACCTGCGCACGCCGCGCCCGCGTGGCACGGTGTTTACTGCCGCGCCGGTTGCGTGGGCGATCACCGATGGCGTCTCGCCTTGGCCCGTGACGGATGGCGGCTCGCCGTGGCTCATCACAGACGGCACGCCGGTACTCAAGGCGGCGGTTGTGGCTGGTGCGAATACCTGCGTGATTCAAAGCCGCAACGGGCGCACCGTCGAGGCCGGCGACATGCTGGGCATTGCGGGCGAGCTGAAGCGCGTGCTTTCCACCAGCACCGCCAACGGCCTGGGGGATGTGGGCGTGACCTTCGCCCCGCGCGCCCGCGCTGACTGGCCGGCATACAGCACCGCGCTGACGACGACGCAGCCCACCGCGACCTTCCAGATTCTCGGAGAGGTGCCGACCTCTTGGGCGCCCGGCCTTGCTGTGGGTGCGAGCTTTGAACTGGCCGAAGTGCCGAACCCGTAAGGATCACCATGCCTGTACCCCACATCCTGGCCGGCACTTCAGGCGGCACTACGGCGCAGTTCGACGCCAACTTCGCTTACCTAGCCGCGCTGCGTGACCTGTTCACGCTCACCGGCAGCCGGCCTGGGCTCAGCGTCACGCCATCGGGCGATTGGGACGCTGGCGGCACAGTATTGCAGTTTGGCCCGTCTTCAGCGATTTACAACCCAGGGAGTCAGTCCCACTCTGTCTTCGCCTCAAACTTGATTTACACGTCCGGCGCGATGTCGGCAAAGTACATCAATTCGGCTGCAGCGGCAGCCTACAACCAAGACAACGGCAGGCATCGGTTTTATCGCGCAGTAAGCGGAACGTCTGGCGCGACGGCGACGCTTCTAGAAGCCATGCAGATAGACAACGCAGGCAACTTTCTATTGATAAACCCGCCTTCTACGCCTCCGGCGTTGGGCGCAAATGGCGACTTGGCAATAAACCCGACCAGCAACACGAACCTACGATTTAGCTATCGCGGCAGCGACGGCGTGACCCGCGTCGGCAACATCGCGCTGGCCTGAAATGCGGGCGATTTCTACGGCTGCGGCAGCCGTTCTGCAGGGTCGTGTTGTTCCGATGGCCGTCCTTGTGGACATGGACCTCAGCATGCCCCTGCGCGTCAGCACCTGGCATCGCCCGCTGACTTGGGATGGCGCGACCTACCTAGGGGCTGGCGAGCTTGGACAAGTTGACGCCACCGATGAGATGCTGATGTTCATCGCCCGAGGCTTTGAGGCCCGCCTTGCCGTCCTGGAAGCTGCCTGACCCATGCGTGACATCCCCGACGCCGCCGCCGCGGTGCTGGCCGGCCCCACGGTGCCGCTGGCCCTGCTGTGCTCGTGGGGCTCGCCGCTGTTCTGGAATGGCACCACCTACCTGGCCTCCGGCACGCTGGGCTCCGTCGACGCCACCGACGAAAGCACCGACCAGCCCCGGCCGCTGCGGTTCGCGCTCAGCGGTCTGCCCAGCTCGCTCATCTCGCTGGCCCTTCAGGAACGTGTGCAGAACAAGCCGGTCCGCATCTACATCGCAGTGCTGGACCCGGCCACGCACGCCGTGGTGGACGCCGCACTGGAATGGCGCGGCGCACTGGACGCCATGAACGTCCGCGGCGACGGCCGCACCGAGACCATCACCGTGACGGCCGAGAGCGCGGGCCTGGATCTGCTGCGCGCGGTGCCGGTGCGCTACACCGATGTCGATCAGCAGCGCCTGCACCCTGGCGACCGATTCTTCGAGTTCGTGACCGACCAGGCCGAGCGGAACGTCATCTGGCCGACTGCCGACTACTTCCGCCGATGAGCCCGCACCAAGACACCGAGCGCCTTGCCAGCCGGTCGGCAGCCATCACCAGCGCGGCCGGCGTGTGCCGCGTTCCCGGCTCTGCAGAGGCGCTATCCCGGCTGCTGGCCGCGCGCTACAGCGAGCCGTTCGCATGGGGCTCGCATGACTGCTGCCTGCTGGCCGCCGACGCCATCGCCGCACAGGTGGGCATCGACCCGGCCCGCGGGCTTCGCGGTCGGTACGCCACCGCCTTGCAGGCCCGGCGCGTCATCGCGATGTGCGGCGGATCGCTGGAGGCCATCGCCACCGCGGCGCTGGGCGATCCCTTGCGCGCGCCGCTGCTGGCCTGCGCCGGCGACATCGGCCGAGTGCGAAGCGCGACGACCGACGCAGATTGCGAAGAGGTGCTGGCGGTGTGCGCAGGCCAGTGGTGGGCGGTGCCGACCCGGCAGGGCCTGGGCATGCGCCCCTTGAGCGCCGGCATTCAATCGTGGAGGGTGGGTTGTGGCTGAAGCAGCGATTGCCTACCTGAGCAGCGCGGCAGGTGCTGCAGCAGCGGCCAACGTCGTCACCTATGCGGTGACCGCTGCAGTCATCGTCGGCTACAGCAACGCGCAGCGCCGCAAGGCCGAGCGCCGGGCGCGTGATGCAGCCAATGCCAGCCTGACTGGGCGCAACGTCACGTCGCGCGGCACCATCGAAGAGCGTCAGCTCATCATGGGCAAGGTGCGCACCGGCGGCGTGCTGGGGTTCATCGGCTCCACTGGCCCGCTGAAAGAGAAGCTGATCGTCGTCATCGCCGCCGCCGCGCACCGCTGCGCCGGCTTCGAAGAGTTCTACTTCAGCGACGAGACCCTGACCCTCGACGGCAGCGGCTATGCAGTCGCCGGCTCCTACCTGAAGTCGAGCGTCGAAGTCGGCGTGGCCACGATGACGCTGACCGACGGCGTGGGCAGCGTGGTGCTGCCGTACCCGCCGATCGGCACGCCCTGGGTGGTGCAGGTGACGGGCGACGATGTGACTGGCGTCTCCGGGCCCGGCACCGTGGCGGGCAACACCGTCAGCGTCAGCAGTTTCGGCGGCGGCAGCGGGGCCAGCGGCACGGCCACCGTGAGCTACCAGTACGTGCTTGACACAGCATCCATCGTCAGCAAGGCCCGGGTGCGCTGGATGCTGGGCACGAGCGATCAGGCGGCGTTCCCGGACCTGCTGACGCAGTTCCCTGACCAGTGGACCGCCAACCACCGCGGCCGGGACGTGGCCTATCTGGTGGCCGAGCTCGAGTACGACCAGGACATCTATCCGAACGGCCCGCCGGACATCAGCGCCGTCTTGCGCGGCACCGACGAGGTGTTCGACCCGCGCACCGGCGCCACCGGCTACAGCGAGAACCCGGCGCTGCTGATGCGGTGGTATCTGCTGCACCCGTTCGGTGGCCGCAAGACGCTGGCTGAGATTGACGAGGCCAGCTTCATCGAGGCGGCCAACGTCTGCGACCAGGTGGTCAACTACGGCGACGGCCCGCGCGCCCGCTTCACGGCCGGGTATGTCGCCAGCACCGATCAGGTGCCCGCCAGCGTGTGCGATGAGCTGGCCGAGGCGATGGCCGGCAGTTGGGGTTACAGCGGCGGCGTGATCCGCGTGCGTGCCGGCGCACTGAGCCCGGCCGTGGCCACCATCACCAAGAGCTGGCTTGCCCAGGGGCAGACCGAGATCCAGCCGCATCTGCCGCGCTCGCAGCTCGGCAACGCGGTGCAGGGCACCTTCATCGACCCGGGCAGCCGCTGGCAGCAGGTGCCATTCCCGCGCGTGCCGCAGGGCGCCGAATACGACGCGCTGCTGGCCGAGGACAGCGGCGTGCCGCTGGCTCAGGAGATGGAGTTCGGCGCGATCACCCACGTTGGCCAGGCGCAGCACGTCGCAGCCATCAAGCTGCGCGAGCAGCGCCAGGGCCTGACCATCGCCATCGACTGCAACATGTCGGCCTACCGGCTGCAGATGTTCGACGTGGTGTGGCTGCGCCTGGAGCGCTACTTCGGCGCCACGCCCAAGCTGTTCGAAGTGCAGAAGCGCGGTTTCACACTGGGCGGCGCGATCCGCCTGGTGATGCGCGAGACCGGCGCGGCGCTCTTCGAGCTTGGCGCCACGGTGCCGGCCGGCGACTTCCTGCCGAACACCAGCCTGCCCGAACCGCGCTTCGTGCCGCAGATGGGCGCCGTCACCGCTACGAGCGGCGCCACGGTGCTGGCCGACAACAGCGTGGTCACGCGCGTGCAGCTCGAATGGGACGCACCTGCCGACGCGGCCGTCCTGCAGGGCGGCTTCATCGAGCTTGGATTCCGCGAGGGCGCCGACACCGGCGAGGTGCAGGTGCTGCGCGCCGACAGCTACACGGGCCACACGATGGTGGGGCTGCGTGGCGGCAAGGCCCATGTGTTCCAGGTGCGCGCCGTGAACGGGCTGGGCGTGCGTGGCAAGTGGGGGCCGCTGACGCTGCACGTTGTCTACGTTGCGCGAGGCCCCAAGACCTTCAGGCAGGCCAGCGCGCCGACGAACCCCGCAGACGATGTACGCGATGAGGACCGCTGGATCGACACCGACGACGGGCTGCACCCATACCTGAGGGTCGCGGGCGCGTGGGTGAGCGTGCGGGACGCGACCATCGCGGCGGCGCAGTCAGGTGCAGATGCAGCGGCGGCAGCGGCGGCAGCGGCGCAGGGCGATGCGAACACGGCGAATTCAGTGCTGGCAGACATCGCCAGCGATAGCGTCCTGACGCCCGACGAAAAGCCGCGCGTGATTCAGGACTACACGGTGATTTTGGCCGAGCAGGCTGGCATCGACGGGCAGGCCACGAACTACGGCGTAACGACCGAGAAGACCACTTACGACACGGCGGTTGCTGCGCTGACCACATACCTGGGGACGCTAACCAGCCCCGTGGCATGGAACAACCTCACCGGCAACACCACGATTGTGGGCGCGACATTCCGCGGCAAGTTCGCGGATGTCTACACCAGCCGGCAGGCGCTGCTGGATGCCATCAACGCGGCGGCTAAGGCAAGGCTTGGGGCGCTGGCTACGCTGAACACTGTGGGGACCGGCGAGATTGGCGCGGGGGCCGCGACAGAGGTGTTTACCGATGAGGCCAACCTTGCCGGCGCGGGGTTCGGCACTACTGGCAATCAGGTTGTGCGCTCCTTCACAGTGACGCCAGCAGTCGCATGTGTGGTCGAGTTCAGCGCTTACATAGAGGCCACGAATGTAGACGGTGACAGCGGCAACGCGATGGGGTGGCAAGTCACGCCTTCAGGTGGAAGCGCCGTGATTCTTGGCAGCCAAAACACGCCAAGCGCCGCCAAGTTCAAGCACACAACCAGCGCGACATATTCAGCGGCGGCTGGCGTGCTGTTGACGTTCGAGCTTCGTTTTTCGAGGCCCGCTCTTAACCCGTCCATGTTGGCTTATGCCAGCTACATGCGCGCAACGCTCATCAAGCGATGAATCAGATGCACTGCTGCGGGTTCGCCTTGCAATCCACCGGGCCGTTGGTGGCGCGCTCGGGTTCGTCGTATGAGCCCCCGCCCCCGCACGCTTGCAGCGTCAAGACCAAGAACAGCGCAGGAATGATTCGTAGCATCTTCATTCCACGCAGGATAGGTGCGAGCCTTGCCCGCGCCAATCCCCCAGAAGATGAGGTTTCCTGAATGCCCGCTGCCCTGCTACCCGCCGACAAGCTGACGCACGCCATCGCAGGCGCCTGCGTCGCCGTGGTGCTGCTGCCGTTCGGCGTGCTGCCTGCAGTGCTGGCTTGCGTGCTGGCCGCAGTCGGTCGCGAGGTGTACGCCTGGCGCCAGCGCGGCTGGACCATGACCCGGAAGCAGGCCATCGAGCATGCGGCCGACATCCTTTGCACCCTTGCCGGCGGCGCGCTCGTGCTTGCTGCGGCGCTGATTGGAGTTTGAGCGTGAACGACGATGCATCTCACTGGACGCTCGACCGGCGCGTGCCTCTGGCGCTACTGCTGGCGCTCTTGGGGCAGTGCGTAGTAGCTGTCTGGTGGGCGCGCGGCTTCGTGTCGGAGCAGGAAAGCCACGAGAAGCGGCTTACGGCGCTCGAGCAAAGCAGGGAGCGAGAGCGCGTCGGAGAGCGCCTGGCCACGCTTGAATCCGAGATGCGCAACGCCGCCACGGTGCTGCAACGTATCGATGACCGCACCGAGCGCTTGGTGCTTTCGAAGGGCGGCCGATGAAGCCGAAGCTGATCCCCAACTGGCGCCGGGCCTGGCGCATGTTCTCCGTGCAGGTTGCGGCGGTGGCAGTGGCTTGGGGCGCGATGCCGCCCGATGCGCAGGCCG